GAGAATCAACGCTGTACTTGTAGGGGTTATTATATAAATCATACCCCCTCATGCTTAACACGACCAATAGATCATCCTCGGACAATCTCATTCTTCTCTTGTTTTTCGACATACTTTAAATAATTTCTAAAATTGAACCTTTGTAATCTTGTAATCCGTTTTGATTGGAGAAATTACTCCATTTTACCATACAACTCATAAGAAAGATGTGGTCCTTTGCGTTTATAAGTTGTGACTTCATTGTCTCATAGTTTTCTGGCCATACTATCAGCTCTATCGTCTCCGTGTTCTGTTGGAGCGTCAGTACACCGAAGTTCTTTTTCTTCTTTTCCTTATCCTCGAAACTCTTTTCCTTGAATTCTACTACCGTTGCGCAAATAGCCGCTTTCTTACCGTCCATATCGGGCTGGAAGCAACGTCCGATATCCTTATAACTCGCTCCCCTTAGCTTTGTCTTGAACTCAGAGTTATCGAATACCCTTCTATAGTCAACACTACCTATACCACTGATAGAGATTTGTAACATTGACCAGAAATAATGTTGCGATATCTTTTCTGGTGGAAAATCTGTCTCTGAGATCTCGAATCCTAATATACCAGCCGCTTTCTCCAAGGCAGCGTATCGTTCCAGCACCGATAAAATCCCCTCTACCTTGTCAAAGCAACCCGCTAGGATCAAGTTCTTGACTTGTCTTGAGTTTACTGGACATCTTTCTTCTCCGGGTAACTTCAATAGCTTTTTTCGAAAAATACGTTTGCAAAAATCCTCAATTGAAGAATATGGGCCGTTCTTCTCTCTCTCATTGACTATCAAGTTTACGCTTTCTGTTCCGACGAATTTGATCCTTGATAATGACCAATAGATCTCGTTTTTCTTGTAATCCGTCTCAAATTCTACCCCAGAGACATTGATATCTGGATGGACAATCTTACAGGAGGAGGCTTGTTCCATCTCGGCCATCAATGAGGAAATGTTCTCATCTTTGGCGTATTCCAGAGCTACAGTATAAAATGCTGTTGGGTAATTGGCTTTATACCATGCTCCTAGATAGGCTGTAAGAGCGTATGCTGTAGAATGCGATTTATTGAATAGATAGCTTCCTCCAGATTCTATCATGTGCCATAAAGCCTCAATATCCTCTTTGGGGCAACCCTTATTTTTTGCTCCTTCGATAAACTTACCTTTCATGGCTAAAATCTTATCTACTTTTTTCTTGCTAATAAATTTGACAAGATGTACACCTTCTGCTAATGAAAAACCTCCAATATCTTGAGCTATTTGACACAATTGTTCTTGATATACAAGTAAAGAGAATGTTTCTTTCATAATTTCGTAAGTTCCCCATAAATAAGCAGGTTCCTTTTCTCTGTTTTTATAGGCTACATAATTCTCGGTTGACTTTGATTCGATGGTTGCTGGACGGAACAAAGCATTAGCTGCTATAAGATCATGAATACAGGTTGGCTTCATCTCCATCACGAACTTGGTCATTCCAGTCGATCCGAACTGGAAGATGTTCTGCGTGAAACCATTGGTGAATAACTTGTAAGCTTTCTCATCCTCCAGCTTGTTTGTGATAATATCCAGAAATGTCGTAGGATCACCATATTCCTTAACAACCAAATCTCGTGTCTTCTGAAGCTTGGTTAACTCCTTGATACCAAGACAGTCATTTTTAAGAAGCCCGATGTCATCAATCGAATACCCATCGATCTCGGATACCAAGATGTCATCGATCTTCTTGATCGGGAGATAATCGAAGCATTCCATCGTCTTGCCATCCTTTGTCTCTGGCGTGATGATGATAGCTGAGGCGTGAATGGAAGAGGAGCGAGGTTGTCCCATCAATGTCCTGATATCCTCTATGACTTGCGGATAATTCATGATAAATTCCTTGACCCTCTTGTTCGTATAGGCTAGCTGGAACAATCCAGTGTAGTCCATGGAATCATCATCAATGATCTTGTTGATGTAATTCACCTCGTACACGGGTACATTATGAATCCTCGCCACATCTTTCAATACGGCTTTCAATTTCATTGTTGTGAAGGTTCCAGCGCTAAATACACGCTGGAGACCGTTCTTATTATATCTGCGTTCAAGGTATTCCTTTACTTCTTGCCTACGGTCGGACTGATAATCGATGTCCACGTCCGGAAGGCTACCGCTTTCTCCTTGTCTATACCCTTTCCCTACACAACAATCGATTACAGATATTGGAATTGCGGAATGTCTCAAATTGATCGATTGTATGTTCATTTACACACTTCTTTATCCTTGACTTCTTCTAAAGTAAATCTCCAAAACACTGATCTAACCTTATGTGCCGGAGAAACATAAGAAGTATTGTTAGTCAGGTTATGAATGGCCATCTTAGTAGTCTTTTCGATAATACCTGTCTCAAACTCAAACCGAATCATCGTACCGACTTTTAGATCTTTGTAAAACTTGGAAGATGAGTTTTCTTTGATTTCCTTGATTCTGTAAACTCCGCTTGTAAATTTGATTGGTTTCATATTTTTGTTTATTTATCTAATAATGTATCGTATTGTTGTGCTTGTACTGGATAGGCTTTATTCAATAAAGTCATGAAAACATCCCAATCATAATCAGCGGCTCTACCCAAAGCCTCAATTGTATTCAAATACCCTTTCAACATAGGTTTTCCCGTCTCGTTTGATAAATACTGATGATGTTTTTCTTTTCTGTGCCCATTCTCATCTTTAGGATTGAGGTCCTGTAATTCCAAATAGACACCCGGAGCAAGTCTTTTATATACTATATCATTGATCCATTGTCCCACCACTCCGGGTTTCTTGTTTGTCATTTTCCAATCCCAGCCACGCATTTTATAGATCATCTCAAAGAAGCTATCATTGAATGTCTTTACCCATTTACTCGCTTCTTCGGATAAGAATCGGTTCAAGAATTTTTGCAGCTCATCCTTAGCTCTTTCTTTTACCTTGTTATAACCTGTAGCTTCGTCTACAAGGGCGATAATTCCAACCTTAGCTACGGATCTAATAATGATATCTGCATTATTTACGACTACCATATCGTTAAAAACACCGGACCGATTTGCGTCAATGATAATAGAACATAGATCAATTAAAATTGTCACCTCGTATCCGTAAGTTATTGATTGAGAGCCTCCCGCTCCATTTCTATTGAATTTGATTGGGTTTGTGATCTTGTTGTATACGCTATTTTCTCCGGACGAAAATATTGGCGTTAAATCGCTTTTGGTTACAAAATCTTGTAACCATTGCCCTCTTTTATCTCCGTATCCAAGAACCTTTTGAATGCCTCTACCAGAGAAAACTCTGGTTCCGTCTTCCAATACGTAACAAGGAATTTCTAAATTCCCTAATCTTAACGGTGTATCTCCCGAATTGTACTTAGCGCTTAAAATTTTGCTTTCCATTTTATTCTTCTGTATTAATTGATTGCTCGTTTCTTTTTGTTCTCATGAATTTGACGATCTTCCTATCACATCTGATCTGATCTTGGCTGAACATGGAGATAAGGTGCATATTCTCAAGAGATCGACATCTGGATAAGGCCACATAGATCTGTCCGTCAGCGAATGATCTTCCAGCGTCAACGATCACCTTGTCAAATGTCAATCCTTGTGACTTGTGGATCGTGATACCCCAAGCTAACCGTAATGGGATCTGGGTACATTTGCCTATGGACTCACGCTTGATCTTGCCTGAATCTGCGTCATGGGTAAATTTGTTATTGTCCCATGTGTGTGGTTTAACCTCTATGCTGTATCCATCCTCCAGTTTTACCACTATATCAAATTCCTTGGTGTCTGGGTTGGGTTTTAGATATTCTATCGTACCAATCGTACCATTGCAATATCTACCTTCTGGATCATTAACTAAGAACATCACTTGTGCTCCTTCCTTCAATCTTAGGATCATATCACAAGGGATGGAATTTTTTCCAAACTCTCCTTCTACGTTGCAGTTAAAGACATATTCCTTGGTTTTCAATTTCTCCAGTTCCTTTGAGTTGATCTTGTCTGCCTTTGAGTTATGCGAGCAAACCGTGATCATATTCTCTTCCGACTTGAATCGTGGTTGGCATTTCTTCTTGAGGATATCGTAATTATCCTTGGAGATAACTCCAGACCTTACCTCGTTCAAAATATTAATGAATACGGGATCTTTTTGCCGGTAGATTTTATCCAGTTCAATCATCTTGAATCCACTAAGCTTTAACGCCCAAGAATCAAAGAAATAGTATGATTGATATAGGTCTTTCAGTATCTCTTCTTCCTCTTTGTTAATAATTGGGCTTAACTGGTAAAGATCACCGAACATGAGCACTTGCACGCCTCCGAACATCTTATTGTTGCAATGACGATGGACACATAAGATATCATTGATAGCGTCCAACAAATCTGCCCTAACCATACTGATCTCATCAATAATCAAGGTATCCATATTTTTCAATACGTCGATCTTGTCTGGTCGTAATGCGTAGCTATCCAACCCCGGATAAACGTTCTTTCCTACGATATTGGGCCTAAACGGACCAAACGGGACACCGAACTGTGAATGTATGGTCGTTCCTCCCGCATTGATTGCGGCTATACCGGTAGGAGCTACCACCGTGATATTCTTGTCACAATTCTCTTGTAAATAATGAAGCAACGTGGTTTTTCCTGTTCCTGCCTTGCCCGTGATAAATACATTCTCATTCGTGTTGCATACCAAGTCGTATGCCTCTTTCATTTTCTGGTTATCGTCTAAATTTATATTCATAACTCGTTAATAGTCCATATTAAATCCCTGTTGTCAAATATTATATCATCGTTCGTCATTAGCTCATCGGCGTAGACCTCTATCTCTTCATCTCCTCGCTTGACCAAGAATTTTGCGTCTCGATCAAACGAGTAAGTTTTTCCATTCATTGATATCTCTACGTATTCTTTCGACTCTATCTTGCCTTGTATAACGGTCGTGTTGGCCTCGTATAAACCTGAGCGGTCAGGAAGCAAGAATCTCTCAAAGATCAAGTTATACTTCAATGGGTCAAGCTTGGTGATACCCATCAAATAGAGCAGGAGACACCCACCTCCAGAACCACGGGAGATACCTGTCATGATCCCTTGTTCGTTGGCCCAGTTCACCGTATCATATTGTACGAGAAAATAATCGATATTATTGGTTGATTCAATGACATATTTCTCATACTCAACCCTTTTGCGATATTCCTCTTCCTTTCCTTTAGGAACGAGTTTTTTAAAACCTTCCTCTATGATCTGGTTGAACATATTGTGCCTGTCTCCATATTTCTCTCGTTCCTCTGGGGTCATGTCGTATTGAGGCATAAAGTTTCTGGTGGTCTCGTAAGCCGCTTTCGCTCCTTCAGCTATTTTGATCGTATTGTTACACATCTCAGTGAATATTTCCCATTTATCCCATTCATCACTGAATAGTTGGTCTATCACCTTATAGTGCTCATCCAGATCCTTGAAGTATTGCTCGTCACTTTGCATATGAGCGGCACCATCCGAGATCTTGTTCAATATGATCTTGTTCTTTGCGTCATCCTTGTCCAGATAGTAGTTGTCGCAAATAAGGACAGGAGGAACAAATGTCTCTTTATCATAGAAGAACTTTAACGCCTCCAGATATGCCTTATCGAACCTATCAGCCTTGAACTCGGTAAGGTCAACTTGATAATAGACCTTAGAGACCTTGTTTAAGGCTTTTACCAACTCGATATTGTCGAACATCCAGTACACGGCCAATGTCCCCAATACGATCACGTTCCCCTTACAATATCTTTGTAGGTTGGAGAAAGAAAGGGTCTTGTTCTCGCTATCCACGTTGATCTCTTTCTGGATACGTAGGAGGTTGGACAACCCCTCGTTTGTTTGGCAATATACCTTTATCGGAACAATGTCTTCCTTGTATTGCATATCTAACGTATATCCAATTACGAAGCCAAGACCTTCCTTTTGGCATTCCTTCTGGAGTACCAACGTTCCAGCCATCGTATTCTTATCGCAGATACCGATAGCGTTTTGCCCCAGATACTTGGCTTTCCTAATCCAGTCTGAAATCTGGAAAGAACCATTCAATAGCTCGAATGGCGTGTGGATACCTAGATTGACAAATCCTGTGCTATGTATGGTCGGGAGCCTCTTACCTATGTATTTCAGTATATTTAACCTGAACTCTCCCCTCATGTCAAAATAGTACCAGTTATCCCCGAACTGGAAGCATGTATAGAATACCTCTTGCTCTATCAATTCGGTCTTGGTTGACATCATATTAAATATGGTCTCTCCATTATTGTCTTTTCTGAAAATGGATTCAACCTCAGTTAAATCATTGATAAATAGCTTGCCAAAGCCTTCTATCTCAAAGACCTCATTGTCTATTTCATGGTAAGATATTTGGTTAGTCGCAAGCCATTCTTGAAGGCTTTCGGTCATATTTTGTATTTGTGGAAAAAGGTCCAGATCTCACATGTCAACTCATATATCCCTACCGTGAATGCTGTGATTGCGGCAATGAGTGGAAAAGCGATAACCGCCATCCAAAATAAGGGGTTCCACCATCTAGGAAAGAATACTTTCCAATATTTCATGTCCCTTCCTCCCCAATACGGATCTTGATCCGCATAGATTTTCTTTTCTCTCGACATTTTCTTAGATTTTATTTAATGAATACTCAATAGGAGTCTTTATCCTGTAAGCGAACGTATCGTATATCTGGTCACGATCCATCTCATCGAAATCTAGCGATCCATCGATGTCCGCAATATAGGTATCAAAATATGGCTTTAATTGTTGGGCTGTATTTCTGTTAGCCTCCACAGCGTCACCATCATAAGCAAGAACAACGGTTCTCACCCTTTTTGTTTGCAACTTGTATATCTGCACGTTGGAGATTTTCTTGCCAAAAGTAGCCACTACAGCTATCCGTTGACAGTCGTATAACTCCAGTTTTCTGGTCAATGCGATCACGTCAAAGATGCCTTCGACAATAATCACCGTGTCCGTTTCTCCCTCGATTACAGCGTCAAAGTTATAAAGGAGCTTCACGAAATCATTCTCTGTGGAATTACGATATCTCATGATCTGATATCCATCGTTCCTCTTGACCTTTCGATTGTGTTCATCGATCTCTTGCTTAGGCCATATATGTCTCGCTACCCACCCAACGATATCCCCTGCGTCTATGATGAGGAAAATAACATAATTGTCAAGCTTAAAATTGCAGCCTCTCGTGGTTCCTACTGGAAAGTACTCATAATCATCAGCGTTGAATCCACGATTCCTTAAGTAGTTATTCTTATAACTCCTTTTAAACCCTTTCGGAGGATCAATGATGTCGACACTATCATCGACAATATCTCCATTCTCATTCGTTATAAAAGAAAGATTATCCAGTTCAGCACTAATCGAGTTGGTAGCCTCGAAAACTAAGTCTGTCCTACCTATATATTCCAGTAATGGAGTTAACTCCCTGTTGGATTTTCCGCAAGAAAAGCAATGAGAGGCGAACAGTGTTTTCTTTGCGGTTGGTTTCCCTATATAGATAGCGAACTTGTGCTTTTTATGACAATATGGACAGTATTCTGCTATCAGATTCTTTTCGGCTCCGTCCAAATGACCATTCAGTTCAATTTTGAGTTCTTGGATTAAAAACTCTACCTCATTATGAGTATAATTCATTGACTTTGCAAAGATAATAAGAAGATTTAATAAAACAATAAAAGCCCATAGAAAAATCTATGAGCTTTGCTATTTTTTACGCTACCTTACTTATGTTTAATGTTCTTTGTTTGTCGTAAAATACCTCGTCCTCATATCTTGTGGCAACCTTGATCGTTTTTCCTTTTTTAAAGAATCTTGATTTGGCGATATGAAGGCGAATAATGTTCTCTTTTCTTTCATTGTCTGATTGGTTTAATGATATTAAATGGGTCATTGGTCTGGCTAACCCCTTTGCTTCGGAACAGTTATATTCCGTCAACACGTTTTTCTCGTCATTCAACCAATCCCTGTTCTCAACGGTCGCTTGATAAGTCACGACAATCCATACATCCTCGTCACCGGCTATATCCTTTAAATCGTTAGCTACGGCTATTCGTTTGTGTCTCTCGTGATCACTATCCCATTGTTTACCGGATGCATCACTTAACAAATCCATGCTATCTATTATTATCACGTCTGGGGATTTGCCGTATATCTTCTTGTACTCGTCAATCCCGGATTTTATATCGATGGTCGATACCTTGCTATTGAAGCGTGGGAAAGACTTGACATCGATGTTTCCGGCGTACTCGTTAATCTGGGCCATGTATCGATCTATCTCGTTATCTGTCAATTTCCCCTTCTCGTACAGGTATGAACTTTTCTCTATCAACGCTCCACTATATGCGTCAACCACTTCTTTCTGAGATCCCTCAAGCTGGAAGTGCAATACGTCTAGCCCGTCATCAATAGCAGCGTGAAGACCTATATGACGTGCTATATGGGACTTACCGACACCGGTGGGAGCCAAGAAACATGTTAATTGCGTGCGCAAGTTCCTTCCTCCGTTCATCTCGTCCAGATCATCGATATAGAAACGGGATACTATAGGCTTGTTCTGTCTTTTTGTCTCTTCTACCTCTTTCACGTTATCATCATATCTTTCCTTGAACGTACCTAAGACATCGATAAAACTAGAGGCGTGCAATGAGAACGAGTTTAACCATTCAGCATACTTCTTGATCTCATCTTGCGCCTTTTCCGCTTGCCCCTTATTGTAATATTGGGGAATCTTTTGATAGACTTGCTTTAGTTTGACATCCTTGATGTACTCTTCCAAGGTATCGATTATTATATCGTCAGTCTCATTATAGCTGACCTCATTGATGGTTTGTACCAATTCCACCGAATCCAAGTCATCTCTTACCTTTTCCATCAATATACCTACAGATGGAGGACACTTATTGGCCTTGAAATAAACGCCTATTATTTTATTGATGGTTTGAAACTGCTTGTCCGGAAGATATTCCGGTCTCATATTCTCAACGATGATACCACATATATTACTACGTTTTAGAGCAGCGTTATATAAGATGTACAGGAATTCCTCGCTAAGTTGTTTTATCTCTTCTTTTGCCATTTCTCTAATCTTATTCTATATAATTCCGGATAAACATTATTGGTGTATTGCTTACATATGTTCGATTGATCGCATTTTTGACAGGAGGGGGAGAAAGGAGACCATAACAACGTGCTTTTGAAACATAGCGCAATATAGGCCCCTATTCGTTGCGCTCTGGCTTTCGTTGTTTCCTCAGCTTCCATGTAAACGTATTTTGTCAATGGGTGATTAGACGTATCCATGATAAGACTCTCCAGATATGATCTGGATAATCCATGATCCTTTAGCCATCCATCCTCATAATACCTTTTGCCATTCTTGAAATCTATGTAACGTTGGATAGCCTTTGGACCGAATGAGAAGCTGGGTCTCCATTGTCTTTTTAGATCCCTCCAATAATGAGCGATACATACGCAATAATCTACCACACGGCTGTCGCTTACCTCACCGAATCTATCATTGAGTTGTCTCGTGAATGCCTCCATCTCACGATTTACCTTTCCTCCTCCGGGAAAAGAGAACTGGGGATGGAGGCATTTTCTTTCTATCTCAACGTAGACCTTGATGAACTTCTTAATCAATTCTTCGTTTTCCATCTCTAGTCAATAAGGCTTGTAATTGCATTCTGGCAAGGAATAGGCGGCTTTTAACCGTATCGATACTTTTTGATGCGAGATTACCATTTTGATATGAGATCTCGACTATCTCGTGCAATTTGTAACCTGCTTGCTGAAGAATGAACGCCTCACGATATATCGGCTTTAATGTCTCCAAGGCACTCAATATATCATCATCGTAAAGATCTCTCCAATTATCCACGCCTAATATATTCTCGCTAACCTCCAGAGGATCATAGGAGAATTCAGGAGAGTTATCTATCTTGACATCATCCGTAGACTTGGTCTCCTTGGTTCTTCTCATCTCAAGGTTATGTACGAACCTCTTACAAACAATATGAAGCCACGTGGCCAAAGGTCTAGTTGGATCATAGGTGTCGATGTAATTATAATAGTTAACCAAAGCCTCTACGTAATTATCATCAATATAACTTTTATCCATCGAGTACTGGATGACACATTTATAAACCAAGTTGAGGTTGGGGGTGACATACTTGTTGAATAAATCATGTCTTTCTCTTACCTCTTCGCTTGTCAACTTGTCTAATGGCTTTCGCTCATTTTGTGTTTCCATGCTTCCGACACTTGAAGTTTAAACTCATCCATCATCATCTCCGACAACCCCTTGGTCACACAGTACTTCTTCCATCTCTTATGGCAATGCGTGAAAGTTTGCCTTACCTCATCGTCAGATGGCCTTGGTGTCTTTTCAAGAAATTGATAGAAATCTGACAACAATACCCCTAAAACATTCATATGAAGATTTAGCTTTCTTCTCTTTCTTCTAATCTCGCTCATAATCTATATCTCTTACATATTAAATGGAAAATGTGACAAGCGTCAGCCTCGTTATCGTCTATGGGAGTCTGCCCATATTTGTCTTTCATGGCTTGGATCATCTCCTCCTTGCTGGCGTTTCCGTTATTGGTAGCGAACTTCTTGATAGCTGATACATTGGCGAAGATTGGCTCTGGGAGACCAATAGTATCGCATATCTCCATCAAGATACCCCTAAACTCACTTAGTTTTCTCATACCGGAGAATCGACCACCTACGTTTACATCCTCTGCGGCTATGAGCCTAATGTTGTTTTTCTGGATAAAATTTAATAATGTGGTTCTGAAATCAAGGTGTTGTTTCCAATCGTTAGATTTCTTTTCAGTGAAATCCCACGTGCCCGATCCGTGGGTTGAGTAGTATCCCGTATGCGTGGCTATATCAAGCGCCAATATATCTTCTTTCTTTAAATCTACGGGAACTTTGATATGATTATCCAATAGTTGATATTCCGTTTTGTTTGGTTATTACTAATTTATATGGGTATGACTCCGCTGTCTTGCCATGAGACACAACCAGAGAAGTGATCTTGAGTTTATTTAATGACTCAAGAATGAATGTCAACCCTTCCTCGTCAACAGCTGCAAGTATCTCATCAAGCACCAGAATATCCAATCCTTTGTTCAAGTCTGCGTTATTGTTTGTAAGGGTATTCATTGCTAGGATCGTGGCTAGTTGTATCCTAGCTTTCTCGCCTTCAGAGAATTTAGAGAAACTACCAGCGTCAATACCATCTCGTAACAGGGATACCGAGATCTTGTCACGTATCTTTTCGGACTTTAGCATGGTATAACCGTCAAACCTAACTCTCAAGTCGCTACCTATTTGCTCTAGGAAGCCATTGGTTATCTCATTTAAAGCCTCGACTTTACTGTTAGCCAGATAGGTCTTGAATGCTATGAATCTAGCTTCTTGGGTGTTTAAGGTCTTAATCCGATCTTCCAGCTCGTTATGTTTCTTGTAGATCAAGGCTCTCTTCTTCTTATACTCTTTCAATGAGGTTTGAAGTGACACGATAACAGACTCATTTGTCTCGCTCTCCAGCTTGCTTATCAACTCCTCATTGACCTTGATTGCTCCCTCTAGCGACGATATGGATTCGGAGGCGATCTTGATTGCGCTGGATAATCTCTTGAAAGAGATCTCTACCTTGTCGAATAAATCATTGAATAAGTCATTGACAATATGATTGATCCTTTCCTCTAAATCTCCGATCTGTCGTTTCGCCTTGCTTATGTTACTGTTGATGACCTGTATCTCGTTCACTTTTGAGAACACGACCATGTTAGCGTCCTTGATCTCTCTTTCCATATCATTCAAGAGACCTTTTTGCTTAAGCTTGAGCTTGTTCATCTCATCAATCTTTTCCTCGATGCGATCTAGTTCATTCTCGTTCAGGCTTATCTTATCCTTGCAAGTCTGGGTTGATTTCTTGTATTGTTGAATATCCTCCTTTGCTTTTTCGATGTCAAAATCCTTATCTCCCAAGATAAAATGCTTGCCGCAATGGGGACATTCTATAGCTCCGCTGATCTTCGCTTCCAGATCTGCAATGGTGGAGGCATTTGAGCGGACCGTGTTGCGCATAACTAGTATTTGATCCCCAAATTTCTTTCGTTCGCTTTCACACTTACCTATGCGTGATTCAATTTCCTTACAGAATTTATCATATTCGGACTGCCCGTTACGATAATTTTCCAAGCATTTATTCTCAACTTCCTTGGCCGTATTAAGCTCGGTCTCTCTTTCATTCAAATCAGTGGATAGCTTGTCCAATAGATCCTTTTGTTGATTGATGCGGGTCATTAAATCCTCCCTTGATTTGGAGATGTCGCTAATGTCATATTGGATGACCCCTAGATTTAAGAACTTATCGTTGATCTCATCCAAGATTTGATCGATGGATTTATTGTCACTCTCTTGATCGATCTCATTCAAGACTTCGTTCGCTTGCTTCGCTTTATCCAATCGCTCCTCATTTTGCTCCTTTTCGATCTTCGATTCATCGATGGAATCTTGATACTTGGATATTTGCTCGCATGTGTTCTTTATGCGTTGGATCTTTGATAATCTTCTGGTCTCCGAGTTATCCATCTCAGTCTCGATCTGTTCCTCAATAGCCGAGATACGACCGTCATTATTGGATAACTCAAGCTTGGACTTATTGAGTTCATCCTCTAATGGTCTCTTGTCATTCTGTACGGCCTGTATGGATTGATCTACCAGATTACCGTTAGAGAACCGATTGATGATTTCCTTTTTGTCTTTGTCTGAAGCAGAAAGGAAATCTTGGTATTTATGTTTGGATAAGACATAGCTATTATAGATGTCTTCTTTTGTCAACCCCAGTAACTCAAGGATATACTTGTTGTACTCATCAACGCCAGACTTAACGGTCGATCCATCATCGACTATCTTACCGTCCCGATACATGGTAACAACTATATCTGGCGATCCCTTTTTGTAGATGGTGCGTTCAATCTCTAGTTCTGCATTATCACTGGTATTATCGAGAGCAATCTTGATATATGCGCTTTTCTCATCGTTATTGATAAGCTCATCATTCTTGACTTGACGTAATGGAGATCCTGTCAGTCCAAAAACAATAGCTTCCGTCAAGGCAGATTTCCCAGAGCCATTATTCTTTTGCCCCTCGTTGTCTAAATTGTGACCGAAAACCAAAGTGGTCACTCCCTGATTGAACGAGTATTCGACATCCTTTAGGGTACAGATGTTTTTTATTTGAATTTTATTTATTCTCCACATGATCTACTGGATTACATTAAGATATCTTATTCCTACTTCGACTTCCTTATTGTCGATATTATTCTCCTCGCAAAACGTTGAGTACATATTCTTTAATCCAGACTTGTCAAAACGCTTCTCAAAGGTGTTCTGAGAGACTTTCGCTCGTTCGGTAATAGATTGTGCTATTTCGACCTTGCTCGCTCCAGAATCGATTAAAAACTGCTTATCTAGGCTCTTGACTTGCTCTGGATCGCAAAGGATCTTTACTCGTACACGATACCCGTCTTGGGTAAGATCCTCTATCGTCTCCTTGATATGTGAGTTGATCTCATCGAATGACAACTCAAGCGTCTTGTATCTGATATTTACCTTGTTTTGTACGAACTCCGTGTCACCATCCGAAAATAGGATAGTGTATCCCTTTTCCTCGTCCTCGCCAAAATTGTGCTGGCGTGAACTACCGATATATTCAATGTTGTCAAACTTGCAGCGGTTATGGTAATGACCTACCAATACCTTATCCCATTTATAGAACATGTCAGCCGGAAGCTCGTCATCGGTAGGCTGGGAGAGCGCTCCTCTGATACCTTGGTGAATATACAGGATTCGTTTTTGATAATCGGTTCCGTCAAAATAACCCATTAGTTCATCATGTTTCTGGATGAAAGAACCATTCTCCGGGAAATAGGAAATCAATCCCATGGCTAGATCACCGAACCCAACCTCTCCCCAAGTATCTATCACATGCACGTTATCGAAAGAGTCGAATACATGACAATATCCTCTGGCCGCTTCTTGGTCTACCTTATCATGATTGCCTTCGATAATAGTCACGCTAATATTGTTATCAAGACATTCTTGGAAAGCGTCATGTACGGCTAATAGAATATCAAGGTTCTGGGAGGATCTGCTTAGGAATAAGTCTCCTCCTACCAATATGTGATTAATCTGATAATCAATGGCTAGATCGATAGCTTCCTTCCAGTTCAGTTTAAAGTCATTGATGGTATCCTTGCCAACGTGTATGTCATTCAAGAGCAAGGCTACGGCTTTTTTATTCATATCAACAAATCGTATTCAGTAATTGAGGAAATTTACTTACGTGGTACATAGGTTGCGTTTCTCTTGGATTAGCTGGGCTAACAAGATTCTCTCCAAATTCAAGACCTTTTTCTGTTAGAGACTTGAATCTCTTTATGATTTTCTTTTTATCCTTACCTCTTCCCTCTCTCTCCAGTTCCACTAGATAACCATGTTTTAACATCATCATGTTAAACTTTACAGTACTCATATCTGTCCCGTTTCTCTTTAGCAATTCCGTCGCTGATAATAATTGGTCTTGCGATTCGGAATATTCTGGTAGAGGAATACCTGATTTTATTACATCGTGCGCTAACTTCAATCTAGAAGAATCGTTGTATCGTAAGGCATTAATTAACCATGTGGCTTCTTTCAATCGCATGTCTGTCTTATCTACCTCTGAGAGAATGCCATTGTTCATGACTTGATGGAATACTTGTCTATATATTTCAAATACACTGCGGACCTTTCTTGCTATAAACCATTCCATACATGAAATCGAAATATACGCTTCGTATTTAATTCCATTTTTTAAATTATTGATTGACACGACCTTATCATTTTGGATAAGGTTGAAATCAATTCCATCAATAAAATTATTAACAAGGTCTCTCTTGGCATTTCCTCTGTTTTCATATACTAAAGGCCACACCTCATCGAAATTTACGGGAAACTCCTCTTTTGATAATCTCAGAGCACGAACCTTCTCAAAATATAATTGAATCTCGTTATTTGAACTTTGTTTTGTTAATTGAATCATTTTCTTTACTACTTGTGGTTTGTTTTAAAAAAGGGTATACCAAATAAACTTCGATATACCCTTGAAAAATTATAAAAGGAACTTATTATTTTCTTCTTCTTCGACCAACTGCGGGTTCCGCTGTTGAGTCTTGATTGGGATTATCTTCCTCGTCATTTTCGTCATTGCCGTCCGAAATCGAGCCTTCCTTTTCTTCTTTGGGATTTACAGATGTAGATTGGCTGGTCTTAGCGGATGGCTCCTCGCCCAAAGCTTCCAATTCCGCTTCGATCTCATCCAGTAAAGCCATATTAGTCTTCTTCCGTTCTACCTTTACCGATAGATTTTTGGATTTGATGTACTCTGCGATCAAGCTTCTTAGATTCTGCCCCTCGTCAGACTTGTCGGTGATACCCTTTCCCGTGAGATCATCGTACATGGCTGATAACTTGTCATAAGTAATGGTATCATCCGGCTCATCGTTACCGTTATCTCCTTTCTTGAAAGAGAAACTGGAGGTATCATCAGCTGGTAGCTCACCCTTCAATATCTCGATAGCGTTTACCATCTCTTCATTGGACATGATGCTCTGACCGATTGTCTCATCGTATTGTTTCAAGAACTCGATAGTCGCTCCCAAATGATATTTCGTATATCGTTTGACGATATCTGTTAGGAGAGGAGCCTTGACAAGATCGGTGAGTTGTTTCTCATCTAATGGCAGGGAGTCACCAAGAATATCGATCGAGAAAACATATTCTGTCTTTGGGCCTTTCTTTTTTTGGATCTCAACCGGGTATCCCTTGTCAAAGGATGAGATAGGGCATGGGTACTTCGGATTCTTATTTTTCTCCACTAATTTTTTCCATACAGGATCTTTTTGGTCCTCCAAACCTTTCCACTGGCCATTTGAGGCTTCCCAGATCATCATGCCTTCTTCCATGTTATCCAAGTCATAGATATACATGGCATGATTGTAGTCATACTTCAAACCGCCACCGAAAGAGCCATTCTTAATCTTATCCTCAAGATCCTTATCGCCCTTGACTGCATCCAAGGCTAGTTTTTTGTAGGTATCGATCAAATCAACGGAATAGCCAGCGTCAATAGCTCTACATACCTTGATGTTGATATCCTTGCCCGTATCTGGATTGTTTATTTTCAACCATTTTTGACGAACTGGGTGCTCATAGCCTCTACGTTCATCCTTCGGGGATAACGGCAAGATACGAATGCGATAGGTCTTGGCCTTATCCATGATGAAATTCTTAAACCTCGTGAAGGTTAACTCTTCTGCCGATTTTCTTGCCTGTGCTTC